ACTCTTGAATTAAATGTAGCTCAAGACTACGTATCAAAAGCTGATTTATCAGTAATGGTGCAACGTATGGAAGATCATATGATACGCATCGAAAATAAATTAGATCAAATAGTATTGAGGAATTAATGACTTACAAACTAATCGATTTGTACACCGAAAAGGTGCTTGGTGAGTTTGCTACACAAGAGCAAGCTGAAAAAGCTGAGTCTCATCTTGTACATGAAGATAATGCTCGTTACGAAATTACAGCACCAGCTAAACCTAAACCTAAGGCTAAGAAAGCAAAGAAGGTAGCAAGTGAAGAAAGCGTCTGAAGAACAGTTTAATGAGCTGCACAACTTAGTAACTACTGAGTTTCTAAATCGTGTGAAGTCTGGCGAAGCCTCTACTCAAGACTTAAAAGCAGCATGTGACTGGCTAGCTAAGAATGACATTAGTGGTGTTGCTATAGACGGCAGTGCTTTGTCTAAATTAGCCAATGTGTTGCCAAATATTGACCCTGAATTAGTACAACATAGATTATATGGTAAACGGTAGTACTTCTTCTTATTACAAGTCAAACCCTGCCGCTCGGCGCAGGCGCCTTACACAACAAAAAAAGTATAACAAGACATCTAAAGGTTTAGGTATCCGGTCTCGGGCCAACAAATTAAATAGAAAGCTTAATACTTATGGTAACGGTGACGGTAAAGATGCGTCTCATACAGGTCCGAATAAAGGCAAATTAGAAAATCCTTCTACTAATCGCCGCCGACCTCGTATGAAAATCAAATACGCATGACTCCTTTACTTCCAACTCCTGATCATTACATTTACAACCTAATAACCATGACATCCTCTGAAGCAAAGCGTCTTTGGAGGCGCAGCATTAAAGAGCATTTTAACTGTACATGTGTTTATTGCGGAGAAACTTATGAACTACATCAACTTACATTGGATCACGTCCATCCTCGTAGCAAGGGTGGTGAAGATATTTCATCGAATGTTGTACCAGCGTGTACCAAATGTAATCAGGACAAAGGAAGTACTAATTGGCTCTCTTTCATGAGAGACCGATTTGGCATCACTAAAAGAGAAAAACTAATTCTTCAACACATTAATTAATTATGAATGATAAATATAAGCCTGTACGAAAAGTAGGCGCTTTTAATCGCGACAAGACCAAGAAATGGGACGGTAAGAAATGGGTCACCGTCAATGTAGTCCACAAAGGTCAACGTGCAAAATTAAATGGTAAGACTGTTGTAGCTGACGGCAAAGGTAATTGGAGACTTCCTGGTACCCGAGGTAATTCACTACAAGGAACTAAGCCAGGCAAGGTAGTGGGTTCTTACCAATCAGGTGACCGTAACAGGAAACCTTTAAAGACTATTCCTGCCGATAAGCGGCCAGCAGATATGCGTAAAGGTGTGACTTATGGGGATGCCCGTTCTAAACCTTTAAAGACTATTCCTGCCGATAAGCGACCAGCAGATATGCGTAAAGGTGTGACTTATGGGGATGCAGGTCCTACTCCTAAACCTAAACCTGATCCTACTCCCAAGCGTAAAGCTTCTCCAGCTCCTAAACCTTCTCCAGCTCCTAAACCTTCTCCAGCTCCTAAACCTTCTCCAGCTAAGGCTAAACCTACACCCGCTACTAGTTCTAATGCTCAGAACCTGAGGCAGGGTCGTTCACCTGATAAACCTGCAAGGAAATCTCGTACTTGGTTAGCTGATAACTACAAACCAGGCGGTCCTCCCAAGACAAAGAAGTCTTTACAAATTAAGCCTAAGAAGAAAAAGCTTACAAATAAGCAAAGGAAACAAGGCGGTTTCCACTAACTAATCAACAAATACACGATCTAGCGGTCCGAAAGGGCCGCTTTTTTTATGGCCGAAAAGAAATTAACACCCTTAAAATTGCTTGGCAAGAAACTTTACGATCAAAAAAGGCAGGAATATATTGATGCACGAAAGGCAAACTCAAATTCAGCAAGAATTAATCAACAATTTGAAGTAGATGGCATCAAATATCTTGTTAATACCAAAAAAGGTGGTGACAAGATTACTGGCTACCAAATTATATTTAGTGATTATTCTGCAGCCAAAGAAGCTCGGCGAGCACTTCAGCTAAAAAATAAAACTCTTACTGTTGAAGATTATATTGATGTCGCTAAAAAACATGGTTTTGACGAGCAACAAGCTAAAAATGTTTATGCAGTAAATAATAAAAAAACTCGCGATTCATATAAGAATACTAGCGGCAAACAAGTTGACCATGTTAACGCTAGAGGTCTTCCAGAGGGTTTCCATCACTGGCGAAACTTTATAAATCTAGATTCTCCTTTCAACTCTTCAAAAGGTAGCAAACCTATTTCAAGAGAATCATCACTCGAAATGGGTATTGGTCAGACCAAAGAAGAATTGATCATGATGGACTTCCTTGATGTTGATCGAGCACCTGAAGATACCATCCTGGATTCATTAGATTCTCAAGGTCTTTTTTCTGATGCGGTAAAAGCAAAACGTTTGATGGCAGCTGGTTTGTCTTCTTCTCAAGTGTCTGCACAATTACTTACTAAACGTGGGTTAGCTCAATCACTTTCTTTAGGCGGCGCTGTTTTACCTGCTGCATTTGGCCTTGCTTCCAGTACTTACGAAGTTAAGGTAAGAAATGAAATTGCACAAGAGACTAACAATCCAATAGATCACTTACAAACTGCTATCGCTGCTGCAAGCCTTGCCGCTGATGGCTCCACTCTTACAGGTATTGCTACTGTCCCTGGCACCATTGCTTCCACGGCTTTGGACCTTGTTAATGGTGGTATTGATGCAGGCAGACAACTTACCCGGTTTTTAGCAGCTGGTATCGAAGAAAAATAACACTATGACAAACGTCCTTGAGGCGTTACAAGATGATTTCAAGCTGTTCTTACAAGCACTCTGGGGTCAGCTTGATCTCCCTACGCCTACACGCGCTCAATACGCAATCGCAGATTACTTACAACACGGTCCTAAACGCCTACAGATTCAAGCCTTCCGAGGAATCGGTAAATCTTGGATTACTGGTGCGTTTGTTCTTTGGACTCTATTTAAAGATCCTGAAAAGAAAATCATGATCATCTCTGCATCTAAAGAACGTGCAGACAATATGTCTATCTTTCTACAAAAACTGATAATTGAAACCCCCTGGTTGGTACATCTGCGTCCTAAATCTGATGACTCCCGTTGGAGTCGTATCTCCTTTGATGTTAATTGCTCCCCTCACCAAGCTCCTTCTGTTAAATCAGTGGGTATTACTGGTCAGCTTACCGGTAGTCGTGCTGACTTAATGATTCTCGATGACATTGAGGTTCCTGGTAACTCAATGACTGAACTTATGAGGGAAAAGCTTCTACAACTATGTACTGAGGCTGAATCTATCCTTACTCCTAAAGATGATAGCCGTATTATGTACTTAGGTACTCCTCAGACCGTCTTTACGGTCTATAGGAAGCTCGCAGAACGTAACTATAGACCTTTTATATGGCCAGCACGTTTCCCCCGCTCTGTGTCTAATTACGAGGGTCTCATGGCTCCTCAATTACAAGAAGATATAGACACTGGTGCCAAACCTTGGCAAGTAACTGACCCCGATAGATTTAATGATGAAGACCTTATTGAACGTGAAGCAGCAATGGGCAGAAGCAACTTCATGCTTCAGTTCATGCTTGATACCTCACTTAGTGACGCTGAAAAGTTCCCCCTTAAAATGGCTGATCTTATCGTCACCTCTGTTAATCCAACAACTGCTCCTGACTCCATCATTTGGTGCTCCGACCCAAAAAATGTCATCAAAGATGCTCCGACTGTCGGACTACCTGGAGATTATTTCTACAGTCCAATGCAGCTCCAAGGAGATTGGGGGCCTTACCAAGAAACAATCTGCTCAGTTGATCCGTCGGGTAGAGGCTCGGATGAAACAGCAGCTTGTTATCTCTCCCAACGTAACGGTTTCCTGTACTTGCACGAAATGCGTGCTTACAGAGACGGATACTCAGACAATACGCTTCTGGACATTCTAAAAGGTTGCCGTAAATATAACGTGACTAAATTAGTCATTGAAACTAATTTCGGTGATGGTGTTATCGCTGAACTCTTTAAAAAACACCTCCAACAAACTAAACAAAATATTGATGTCGAAGAAGTTAGAGCAACAGTCCGTAAAGAACAACGTATTATCGATTCCTTGGAACCCGTGCTTAATCAGCATAGGCTTGTTGTGGATCGCTCTGTTATTGATTGGGACTACAACTCCAACAAAAATGCTGCACCCGAATCTAGACTCCTCTACATGCTCTTCTATCAAATGAGCCGTATGTGCCAAGAAAAAGGTGCGGTTAAACATGACGATAGACTTGATTGCCTAAGTCAAGGTGTTCAATATTTTACTGACGCTATGGGTATTTCTGCTCAAGAAGTCGTTAATACTCGTAAACGTGAAGAGTGGAATGACATTCTTCAAGGCTTTATAGACAACCCCCAAGCTTCAGCTAATCACCTCGTTCTTGGTATGAATAAAGACCAAAGAAGACAATCTTTGGGAAATGGCCAAAACTCAGTCCCCACCTGGGTTTAGCGCTAACAGGCAGTGTATACAAGGGGGAGAGAGGGTGAACTTGAACTCTTGAAGGGGATGGAGACAATCCAGCCCCTTAATAATGTCCCCGGAAAAGGACATTCTGTAAGAACTGACTTTAATTACTTAATTAAATAATTAAATGAAGAAGTTAAAGTTAGTAATACATGATGATAAAGATCATCCTTAAATGATGATACAGATCATCCCTTATTATACAGCTAGTACATGAAACCAGAAGAGTTTACAGGCAATACTCAATACATGAGGTACGAATATCACCGTGTAAGAGAAGGGCCTAATTATTTCGTTAGTTACTACAAGAATTCTTCACGTCTTTATTATGATCCTAAGGATACTTGGAGAACATTGGGTACTGCTAAATTTACTGATACTGGTAAAGCACTTAAAGAATGGTGTCTCCTGATGGATGAGACTTATGGGGTGCCTCAAAGACAGAAATGGGTTGACAATATCAGTGATGATGTTGGTAGAAAGGATACTTCTTTTGCTTCTGAAGCTTTAGAAGAAGAAAATCCGTGTAGTGAGACTAAAATGGTTACCTAATTACGTCCTTAAATTCTGACATAATTTTCTGAGACCTATCTCTATATAGCGCAGGACCACGGACCCCCATGGCCCCCCTAGTTTTGGCCAGATCGCGCGCGTTTTCTTCGCGCTGGTTGCTCTATCCAGCGCCTGCGCCTGGTTTCTCTTGGCTTTTGATGGCACGGGACCGTAACGTATCCGTGTTGTTGCATATC